CCGCCTTTCCAAACACATAGGCGTTTGCTGTGTTCAACGCCGAAACAAAATACCAGCAGGAGAGTGTGAAGTTTGTTCCCGAAAGGTTAATTGATGCGTTGTCAGCAACACTCAAAAACTGATTCGTCCCATTAAAACTAGCCGCATTGTCGTAAGCCGTCGGCGTCTGGGTGCCGCTCGCAATCCCTGCGCGCGCAAAGTAGGCCAGGGCGTCGCTATCATACGCGCCTCCCGAAACCCTGCCTATCTCTGTGCCAAGACCCAGTTGCGGCATAGCTAGTTAAGCGGAGTAGGCAATGACGCGACCAGAGGTCAACTGAAGCGCCGTGAACTGACCATAGATGACCGTTCCCGCAGGAAAGGTCGTTGTGGTCAGGGGTGTTCCAGAAAAGCCAGTCAGGTTGCCGGTGATGCTCGCGAAAACGGCATCTTGGACAACTTGAATGGCGTAGAAGATCCCTGTTGTCGCGGTTGTGTTGGTGACGAGGGTTGCCCCGGCTGCACCAGAGTCAAAAGGGTTGCGGGCGAAGAGTGCCATAGTATTAGTTGTTAGGGGTTAGGCGGGAAGTGAAGGGTCAGAGTCGATCTGGTCAACGTCCACGTTGCCGATGTAGGTGAGGTTTCCGTTGGCTCCCGTGGCGGTAGTCTGGAACGTGAAGGTGTTTGCATTAACAAACGTCACAGAGGGCCACCTGATCGGGAAGTTGCCCGAAAGAATGCCAGGGTCGGTCGCGGATAGGACTTCAATCTCGCGGCCCGTTGTGAGTCCATGAGCCGTTGATGTCACGGTGACGGTTGTCGAACTGCGGGTGTAGGTTGCGGAGATAGGACGGGCGCGATCTGGCAGAGTCTCCAGGGAGAGGTTGTTGGTGGATTGAGTGCGGACAGCGGGGATGGGCATGGTGGTTTAGGGGTTGAGGGCGGAGGGAAGGAAGGCTATCAGTTCGTCGAGAGAGTCAGGGAGGGGGAGCTTGGTGACATCGCGAAGCTCTTGTTTTGCTATCGCAATCTGCGATGCCTTCACGGAGTCCTCGACTTCCAGCGCCCTCATGTAGTCCACATCAAGCGCCTCTAGCAGCGGCTTGCGAGCCTCGCGGAACTGGTCGAGGCGGATCGCCTTGGCCTTGTCCATATTGAGGACTGCGCCTGCGTCGGCGTCGAACTCGTAGGCGTCCAAAAAATCAGGGTCGAGGTCGAAGGTCTCCGAGACTACAAACGGTGTGCCTTCTGGGAGGGGCGCGACTGCCGTCTCAACGGAGACGCCTTCGGCGAGCCACATGATGGCGAGTTTACTGTTAGCTTGGGGGTAGAAGATTGGCATACTAGTTGGCGAAAACGGCAAGCATGATTGCAGCGTCTTGTGGGTTGTTTGCGGAATTGAATACTCGGACAGTAATAGTGGAAGGCAGGGTCACTTGCGCGTTTGAGAACCACCCCGTGCCTGATGCCTCTGGGGACGCCACAGCAACAATTTCAGAGTAGGAGGAGGAGAGTGTGATGCTATAGACGCCTTGCGTAACCCGTGTTGCCGTGTTGATTCCGTAACCCGTGCCGCCGGTGAATGCCCCTGTGGAAGAGACCCTTCCCCATGCCTTCGCAATCTGCCTCTGCTCGTTGCTTCCGAGCTTTGCGGCGGTAATTGCTCCATTGGATACCGTGGCGGCAATGGTGGAGTTAGCCGACCCGTCGAAAGAGGCCGTGCCGGTGACATCCCCAGAGAGGCCGATGGTTCTTGACGTGGCGAGTCTAGTGGAAGTCGAGGCATTGCCCGTAACGGCTCCCGTTACAGGGCCATTAAACGAGGTTGCAGTCAGGGTTCCGCCTGCATTCCAAGTCGGAGCACCCGTGGAGAGTTTGTCGGGGGTGATGCTACCCGCCAGCATCGTGTTGGTGATCGCACCGGCTGCGATACCACCCGCAGACTGCGGAACCCACGCAGGGGTCGCGCCGGCAGACGAGGCTTGAAGGACGTAGGGGGCCGATCCAGATGCGGTTGCTGTAGGTGGTAGGCTGCTTACCGTGGCCTCCTGCACAAGCATGGTCAACTTGTCCAATGCCCTTTCATGGGTCAAAGCAGGGAAGCGATCCCCGGTAGTGTAGGAGGTCAACTGCGTCTTGGCAGTATTGCGGGCAATGATGACCTGGGAGGTCGCAGGAACAGCGGAGGTCGTGACGATACTACCCGTAGATCCTGACCCGCCCGTGACCGTGTACCCCGTGCCATTCACCAAAGTCGTGGGCACCCCTCCCGTGTTGACCACTACAGAGAGATCGGTAGCGTCGAAGAACGGAAAGGAGACGGGATATGCCGCAGAAGTGGAGGCATTTCCAGCGTAGGTTACTTGAGAAGTAAGCGTCGAAACGGACATTGCCGCTACTACTAACCTTCAATGTTAGTCGTGGCAAGGGAAATGTTTAGTCGCCGGTAACTGCTTTCTTTGCGTTCTTACTAACTCCGAAGGCATCGTTGGCTAGATGGGACAGGGAAGCGGCGGCGGCAATGCTCTCGTTGAACAAGCCCCCCACGCTCAAGATCCCATCGATGTCCTTGAAGGTCATCTCCCAATCGGCGTCACCCTCCACATATTTCGGGATGTGCTTCATGGCCCGGATGAAACCGCCAAAGTTAATCAGGGAGCCGGTCTGGTGGTACTGGTTCACGGCATCATAGAATCCAGAACTAATCGCGTCACCGAGGACAGGGATGCCCCTGACTTGCAGGGAGTCAACTGCCGTGGAGGTCAGCATCCGCTTCAGCCCCCAATGCTTCTCGTCAAACCACTCGTCATCGTCGTCGTCCCTCGCGTCACTCCATGCGTTGCGGATGACATTGCCAAGGAGGGAGTTGAGGACAACCAAGGAAAATAATGTCCTGCCGATCCGGGCAGGGTCTTGGACATTGATGGCATAGGCGGCAAGCCCCAGGTTCTTGCGTGACTCCGATGCAAATGCCCAGAAGTTGCGGATAAGCCCCGTGGAGGTGTTTTCAATGACCGACCTTGCGCCCATGCGGGTAGGCTGGGCGAGCTTGTCCACGGCCCTTTCTGCGACACTCTTGGCGTATGCTTCGGGGGAGGGGATGCCCATCTGCTTCGCCTGCTTGAGGTGGTAATCGTAGGTGATGGCATAGGTGCCTGCCGTGAAGATGGCATCTGCCCCGGAGATGAGGCGACCTAGCTTCTCGACGGCAGACTTGACCACATTCGGGCGATCCGACTTCAGCCCCTCGACTGCCTGCCTGACAATGGGGGGCATCTCGTTCAACCGGCGCTGGATGTAGTCAGACTCAAATGCCGCCTTCCACCCCAGATTGCCAGAGAGGAGCTTGCTCATCCGTAGGATGTAGGCGCCGGTAGGCATCTCTGCGAGTGCCGCCCCTAGCTGCGTGGACTGAATAATGATGGTGCCGATCCTGCCGACAAGGGCGACCCGTGCCGCCCTGCCTCCAGCTTCCGAGATATCCTTGGATAGTCCAAGCTGCGCCTCTGCGCTACGGACTCCACCCTGCGAGAATAGATCCGTCCAAGTGTTGAGGACTGCCTTGGCCTCCTTGCCTCCCTTGGCCTCGATAGCATTCTGGACATCTCGGTTGCGGAGGATGCCGTTGGCCTCTGCCATGAAGGGGGCGTAAGCCTTCCAATGCTCCATCTGCTTCGTATGGGCAATGTAGGTCTGAAGGGCGTCTTGGAACTTCGGCTCGGCAATCGCCTGCCCACGGGTACGAAGCGCACCGGGAGAGGTTCCCCTTGCCGCCATGACGCCTCCCGTTACAGGGTCGATAGCTGTTCCAGCGGGGGCATTCACGGGGGCAACCGTGACAGGGGAGTAGTTCGCTATCTTGGGGAGGTTGATCCCGTTGAGCGCCTTGTAGACCTTGTTGATGGAGTCGTATTCGGTGTCGTATTTCTTGAGGAGGAAGTCGCGGAGTGCCTTCGCCTCCTTGGAGAGATTGGCTTCCAGAAGGTCAACAAACTCCTGCGTGTAGTTCCATGCGGAGATGGGCTTCCCTCCATCGTCGAGCTTTCCGATCATGTGCCGCTTCCCATCCTCCTGCATCCAGAGCATCGTCGCGGCGACTGCCTCCATCTCGGAGAACTCCAGATTGCTCCAGCGTGTCCCCTCAAACGGCTTGAGAGACTTCTGTGCCATCTTCCAGCGGAGTTGTTCCCCCTTGAGTTTGTCCTTGCCGGCAAGCCCCGCAAAGAACTTGGAAATCTCGTCCATCTTCGCTTGCGTGGCATCCTCTTTCTGGGAGTTGGCGTTGCGCTCACCATTGGCTAGGCGGGTGGCAATATCGGATTTTTCACCAAAGAGGACAGAGACGAACTGATCCCATCCGATAAGGTTGAAGTAACCCTTCTTAAACTTTCCCTTCCATCCGTTCTCCTTCTTGTCGGCCTCCTGACGCTCGGACAGGACACCCACCTTGCCGGTTGCTGCGATGGCTTCCATGCGGTCGGCTTCCCGTTGCTCCTTCTCCTGCGTCTTCTTGAGGATGAAGTTGTAGTAACCCTTGGCCCAAGTCTCCTTGAGCGTAGCGATGGCATGGGCCTTGGCGTTGGAATCCTTGTTCCTCCACCCCCCGACTAGACCGATCAAGTCGGCCTCGCGGATCAGGCGAGCCTCATCCGATGGGGATAGATCCTCGGAATCAATGCGTGAATCAATCGCGGCAAGGTGGGCATTGATCTCCTCTGCGCTCCACCTCTGCGCTTCCTTGACCTTGGCAAAGAGGTCTTGGATGTCGGCCCCGATACCCTTGGGCTTTTCACCTGGCTTGTCCTTCTTGGGCTTCGCCCTCTCAAAGATCCTGTAAAGCTCCTCGTCGTACTCGTTGGAGAGGTACTTCTCCAACTGCTCGTCGATCATGCGGACACGATCACGGAAGAAGTTGGCGAGGAAGGTATCACCAGTTCCCCCACGGGCTAGGACTCCAAATCCTCCGACCTTGCCGCGCACCTCTGCCGGCAACTGGCGTAGGATCACCTCTAGCTCGGCAATGCCTTGGATGAGCTTCGCCCTGCGGATCTTCTCCGGGGCAGCGCCACCCTCCTTGAGCGCATCTAGGATGTCTTTATTCTCTGCGAGGACTGCCTTAAAGCGTTCCTTGGCCCTCTCGTAGAGTGCCATGCGCCCCTCGGCAAACTGCGTTGTGTCTGCCACGGCCTTGTTGACCCGATCAATCTGGTCTTGGGATTGGATGGAAAACCTGATGTCGTTGCTGCGCGGGTTGAACCTCTGCGAAAGCGGGATGACGTTGCCGGCATCGTCGCGGGTGACTGGGTCTGCTGATTTGATTTGGGAGGGGTCTCTAATTATGAATGAATCCGTGGCGATTGGGTTTAACTGGAGAAACTCCTCATCTGTTAAAGCGTCCTGTTCATCTGGAAGCAATGGGTATCCATCTGCATCTACAGCTCCTCTGTCACCAAGCCCTTCGTGCCTGTTAAGGTACACAATAGGCGTTGATGCTTCTAGTGAATATCCCTGTGAAGTAAGACCGTCATCAGTCCAATCGGAATAATCAACCAGACGAATTGGGTTTTTTGCGTATATATAATACCTTTTCGTTGGCTCTTTAGACTCAACAGATGATGCCTGTAACTCACTCCCAAAATGGAAGCCCCCTTCTCCTTTTTTGGTGACAGACCCTTTTCTAAATACGGGTGTGTACCCTGCCTCCTTTGCGGCCTCATCAACTAGCCTCTGCTGCTCTGCCTCGTCGCCTGACTTGACTGCCGCATCGTATGCCTCGTCACGGGCGCGGATGGAGAAGGACACCGAATGCTCTAACGGGAAGTCGGTATGCTGTTGCGTCAGGATCTGATTCTTCGTCTCTGGGAACTGCTCGTCCACGACCTTGTATTTTGTCATTCGGGCAACCGGCTTGCCCTTCAGCACATACCCATAGGACATATGCTCTGGGACGCCTGCTTCATTTGCGGTGAGAATCGGAGCATCCTCCGGGTGAGGATCAAACTTAATGATGCCAACCGTGGCACCTTTGGGAACTCCCTTAAAGCTAGGTTCCTCAATGTTCTCAACAATCTCCCTAGCGTCAGGGAATCCCAACTTGGTCATCTTCTGGGCAAGCAAAGATTGGTAGGCAATCTTAACTCCTTCCGCCTTGGTCTCGGTTTGGGTTTTCTGGAAATAGGTGCTGCCTCGCTTTTGTTGGGGCATGGACAGGATTGCTTCCTTTGCCTCATCCAGCGATTTCCACGCTTTCTCATGCCCCGTTGTCTTGGCGTTTAACTCACGCACCCTGTTCAGTTCCTTGAGCGCCGAAGTCTTGCTGATCTTCTTTGCGTCAACTGCTTCTTGAAGTTGCTTGAACCAGATGTTTCCAAAGGTTTTGTTGCCGACAACATTACCTTCCTGCATCAGCACTAGCTTCACATACCCCCCATTGGCTGCGGCTCGACGGGCAACTGACCTTGCCACATTGGGAGCGTTAAATGCCCACGCAACGCCTTTCTTGAGGTTCTCGACAATGGCAGGGTAGAACATACCTCCCTGCAAGGGGAGGCCGGCATATTCGCCAACCTTCATGCGGTCAATGTGGATTGCGGCAATGGTCTTGGTCTCTGAAAGAATCTGGTCGTAAATCTCTTGCGACATATCAGGAAACACCTCTGGAAGCGCCCTGATCGCATAAGAGGTATCTACCCAAGGGATCTTCTCTCCATCCTCAAGGGGTAGATCCTCAACCTTGGTATCCGGGGCAGGGGTTCCAGGTTCCGTAGTGTCATCGGATTTCTCCACGACATCGGGATCGGTAGCCTTGATGGAGAACCCACCCTGCTCACCCTCAATCCTGTTCACCTCACGCTCAATCATGGTGGCGTCACTCAAGCCTATTTTCCCCATGAGGTAACGCTCAAACTCGGCGTCGATCTTGCCTTCTGCAAACGCTTGATCTAGCAGCTTGGCTCGACGCATGAACTCGACAAACTCGGTGTAGAGTTTCTTGAGGAATGCGACGAAAGAGGAGGGGAGGTTGGTCTGGTCAATCTTGTTACGGGCGAAATCCTGGGCAATCTGCGCCATGCTCTCTCTGACCTCGGCATCGGTTCCAAACTTGTATCCTGCAACGCCGGCGGCAGTAGTCTGACTGACCCATGCACGGGCCTGCTCCTTGGTGATGCGGCCCTCGGCAATATCAATGTCAAAGATGTTGTGAACGATCTCCTCAAAGGCGTCCTGCGCGGTTGCCCCTTCGTTCAGCTTCATGAAAGCCTTATACTGCCCCTCGGCATAGGGTGTCACCCATGACTCTCCCAGAATACGGAGCTTGGACAACTCGGCAGGGTCGTTGCCGTGAGCTTCGATGGATGCCTTGATGGACTCGACGAGCTTGGTGTCACCCTTGGCCTCGGCATCCTTGAGCAACTGCTCCGGGGTGACTTCCCCTCCGAACCTTGCTTCAAAGTTGGGGAGCTTGTCTTTCCGCCAATCCGAGTCCAACAAGTCGGCTACCACATTGGCCTGACTCTTGATCTCTGCCTCGCCTCGGTCTGCAATGATGGTGACTGCCTCATCCTCGCTTGCGACACGGGCGACTTCCTTGCCGGCGGGGTCACGAACGATCCACTCGTTTGTGCCGTCTGGCTGGGTGCTGACTTCAACGGTGTCGCCGGCCTTCTGTGACTTTGCCTCCGCAATCCTAGCGGCAATCAGATCCTTGCCTGCGGAAATATCTGACTCCTTGCGCTTGCTCCACTCCTGCTCAACACGGGTAGCCTTCTCCTCCATAGAAGATGCCTGATTGATGTAGTCCCTCTGGGCAGGCCCGAATCCTGCGATGGAGAGTTGCTTGTCTGCCAACTGCAAGGCTGGGTTCTTGAGGTCACGATAGGTGCCGATACCTCCACCGATGAGGGCGAGGGGAAGCACGGCAAAGAAGGTCTCTGCTCTGCTACCCACATAATCCTTCATCAGTTCCCCGAAATCCTTGTCGGGCATATCCTCGCGGAGTGCTGCTGTCAGGGTCTCGGTCAGGGGTGCAATAAGATCCTGTGCGCCCTCCTGCAAGTTCTGCTCAAGTATCTCGACGCCGACCGTGGTCAGCACCCTGCGGATGCCGTTGTTCTTGATGCCATTCAGTAGCCCACCAAAGACGGGGAGCTTGCCATTGATCGCGCCCAACTGGAGGCGATCCAAGGCGGCATTGCCGGCGCCTTCCACAAGCGAAAGCCCCTTGGCAAAGGTGGGATCAATCTCGGGGTTTTCCAGCATGATGCGGTCATACTCTTGAGCCTGGTATGCAAGCATCCCTATTGCGGGGTTGATCGCTACGGGAACCATGATCCCTAGTGAGCCGGCTAATCCGTATGCTCCACGCTCAATCGCGGAATCCTCAAAGACCGGCCTGATCGGATCAACGCTGCTCTTGGCTGCGTTGCGAAGCTCGCGGATGACGCCGAAGGTCTTGAGTCCACCTTCTGCCTGCGCCTTGAGGGTTGCCACCTCTTCGGGAGTGGCCTCCCGTCCCGTCAGGTCAATGTTGATCGCGGAACCTACTGCACCCTGCGAGGGTCGGTAGACATCGTTGAGGGTGGGGGTTCCCTCCGCTTTCCGTAGCCAGACCTTGCCCGTGGCGAGGGTGTCGCGCATCTCGCGGAAGGCGTCTTCCTGACCCTGCAAGGTTCCCTGCGGAATGAAATCAAATCCACGCGAGAAGGACTGACCCATGTTGATCGCAAACTGCTCTATCCCTGCCCTGTCAATGTGACCCGCCTCTGCCGCAAGCCCGATGTAGGAGTAGACTTTCTGCCTCTCCTCCGGGGTGGAGGAGGATAGATGCTCGGCAACTTGGGCAATGCGCTCGTCATCGGCCTTCCCCTGCGTGAAGTCCATGAGGGCGGAAAATGTTTCAGCGCCCCTGCCCCGGATGGATTCGATGTCCTTGAGGGTCTGGTTGTAGACCCTGTTAGCCTGTGCGTGGAAGCCGGCATCCCCTCCAATCAGGTCTTTGTGCTGCTCCTCCCATTGCTTCACATACTCGGTGGGAAGTCCGACCATTGCGCGGTTCTTGCCCATGCCCGTGTCTTGGAATGCCTTCAGCACGACATTGCCGTAGAGTTCGTTGAGTGCTGTTTGCTTGGAATCCTCAACCTTGAACTCCTCTTGGAACTTGGATCGCATTCCAGACTCGCTGATGGTTGCATCCCATCCCTTGTTCCTTGCGTAGCCAGTCTTGTATTCCTCAAAGTTCCGAATCACATCGTCCAAGGGTCTGCTCATCCTGTAGGCTAGGTTGAGCATGACGGATGCCGTGTCGCTTGTGCCTGGGGCTAGATCATCAGAATCTTGCAGGGCAGGGTAGAGTTTATACAACTCCTTCTGGTCTAGGGAGTTCTTTGCCAAGACTCGCTCTTGCTTCCGCTTGCTCTCAATGGATTGCTCATCTGCCACCTTTGCCGCCCCCATGTTTGAGGTGCTTTCGATGGCATTCAACTGCTGCATCGAAGCATCATCCGCTAGGTGGGCATCTCCCATAGGGGAGGGGTCTTGGATGGTTAAAGGGTCATTTTCAGCCATGAGAAGCTGAACAATTACTCTGATGTTAGGTTAGAGGCAAGAGGAATCCCTTGACACCATGCCGTTAGCGGAGCGATGTTCATCCCATGAAGACCATGCCGATACTCATTGCGATGCTTCTCGTTGGGAATGCGTTTGGTTGGGAGTGTAATGTTGAAAGGCCAAGTGAATTATCAGCGAAGTTGCATCCAAGGCCCGCTGTTCCGGGTGGGATTGAAATGGCGGAAAAAGCCGCTAAAGCACAGACTCCCTATGTGCCTACGCCTGACGCACCTCCAAGGCCATCTTCAACTTCCTACAGCATCATCACGCTACCCGACGGAAGAACCACCTCGGTTCTGACCTACCACTAACCCCGTCCGTCCTCGGTGTATTTCTCCACCTTGGCTACCTTCACCCCGTCGAGGGGTTGGTTGCCATCTGGTGAGTAGATGTCAACACGCCCCTTGAGGCGCTTGCTGGTGCGGTCATCAAACCGCTTCACCATCTTCTCTCCGTTGGAAAGGGTCACTACGACCTTATCACCAATCTTTGCCCCTGTTGATTTCTCTAGGTCAGGGGAAAGGGCAACGCTTTCACCTGGGGTCAGCTTGTTATCTTCGGCTCCGATCCCACGGGCGGAGTTGGAATCATAGTCCTTCTCTCCCGGTTTCTCATACCCATACTTGGTGATCTTGCCGGCGGACTCTCCCGTATCAATGGAAGCCTGTGGTTTCCCACCATCCATCCAATCAATCGCCCTTTTGATCCACCCCTTCGGCTGGGTGTCATTCAGAAGCACGGCAGCAGAAGACTCCTTGCGGTATTGCATTAAAAACTCTTTCTTGGCCTCATTAAGAGTCCCTTGGTTCCTTCCAGAGATTGTTTTCCAATCGGCTTCCGCTTGCTTGAGGGATTCTACTGCTTTTTTCGTTTCTGGAGATCCAAAGACGCCCCCTTTGTACCAGTTATAAAGCGTACTGCTCATCTCGTAGCGTTGCGCGATCTCTGCTGGAAGGCTTCCCTTCCCCTTTACCCTTTCCTGATAAATGTCCTTGGCGTCTTCAAGAAATTGCTTGGAGTCGGCGGCAGGAAGAGTTCCCGCCATGCGGGTCAGTTTTTCATAATCCAGATTAAGGTCGCCCGTTTTGCCGGTAGCAAACTTGGCAAGCATCCCAAAGGAGTCGCCAACCGCGCGATTTCCATCTGGGGTGTCGGCAAGCACCTCATTGAGTAATTTGCTTTTTGCTGCTTCCTTCCACTCTGGAGAAAGTTGCTGATAAGATTGGGTCTTCTCAAGCTGCGCCAAGGTCTTAACCTCTCCAGAGTCAATCAGACCATAGACTGCGGTTCCCCTGTCGGCTTGTTGGTATTTCACGACATTCTCCGCAATCTTGGCGTAGTTGGCGTATTCTTTCTGCGAAAGACTTTCCAATCCAGAGATAACCCTCCCTGTTTCTGCGGCCTTGTTAAACTCTGCTGCCGCCGCCTCTGGGTTTTGTTGAATCTTTAGATCGGCAAAGTTATTTGCCTTGGTTGCCTCAATCGTCGCAAAAATCTCTTCCTTCTGCTTGGGGTTGAAAAGCCCCGCTTGGGTAGCCTTTTCTGCATCGGCATAGGCTCCCTCTGAATCCCATCGGTTTGCCTTCTGCACGATCCCATCCCATGCCGTGACAAACTTGTTGGTGAGATCCTGCTGGTGTGCGGCATGACTAGCCTCTGCAAATCCCTTGCTTCTGGCATCTAGCACATTAAGCCACATCCCTTGCTGGACTGCCTCTGGTTGTGATTTGGCCCATGATGTTACCTCTTCATCAAACCGTTTGGCGTATTGGTTTCCGAGGGTCTGGTAGTTGGAATAATCTGCCGATGTCCAGAAATTGCTGTTAAACTCTGCGACCCTAGTTCCGAGGTCTATCTTGGCGACATCAGTTTCCAACTTCTGTTGCTTGTCGTTTAGCTCCTGCTGTTTGTCTGCAAGGGTCTTGCCGGCCTTGTAGACGCCTTCGCCGGCCTGCGCGAATGCCGAGCCGATTGCTCCTGCGTCACGGGTGTTCTGCATCGCTGACTCATACCCACGGGAAACCGCTGCCCTTGCACCTCCAAGTTCAATGTTCGGCAAGTTGACATTGTTGACTTGGGGCGCCGACATCGAAGAGAGGTCGGGGGCATTTGGGATCTGGGAAAGGGGGATCTGTGCCATAGGTTAGCGAGTGGGAACCATGATTTGCAGATTGCTCTGCGGGATTCCTGATTGTTGGGAAATTTGTGCCATCGTGTATCCCTTGCTTCCTCCAAGCCCCCCGCCCGTGGTGCTTGGCTTCATAAAGCCACCGGCGGCACTCAAGAGGCTTCCTGTGGCGGAAATGTACCCTGCCGTTGCCGTGTCATTCGCGGCGGTCATAGCGTTGTTATAGGCGGCATTTGCCATCGGCCCGGACTGCCAATCGGCAATCTCTGCCCCGTATTGGTACTGCGTTGCCATCTCTGCCTGCACCTGACTCTGGTAGGTCTCAAGTGATCCCTTCCAGTCGGTATCGAGGGCCGCAAGGTTCGTCTTGTAAGCGGCATCCATCCGGGCGAGTTGCGCCATGCCGGCATTGTGGGCCTCCACCATGAGAGGGGAGCCGGTATCGGCGGCAATCCCGCTTGCTCCGTAAGCTGCCTCGACTTGGCTAGTCGCGGCCTCTTCCTGCTGGTAGGATCGGTTGATCTGCTCAAACCCCTGCCGTTCCTGCGAACGGGCAAAGCGATGAAGCACCTTGGCATTGTCAGCGGACTGCTGACTCTGCGCCATTGCCATCTTGTAGTTGAGTTCGTTCTGGTATCGGGCGATCTGACCCTGCGCCTGGGCACTTGCTTTTCCAAGGGAGGCATTGCGCTTTTGCGCTTGGCTTGAGGAGTAGCCAGAATAAGCGGTTCCTGCTGCGGATACGGCAAGGCCGATAGCTAGAAGTGGGAATACCTCATACACCGGGAATTGCCGGTGCTTATCCTCTGCTAGAGTCTGTGGAGGAGTTAGGAAGCGCATTTAAGAGTGATTTCGTATGCGAATTAAAGAGAAAAAGCAAGGAAGTTAGTTCTGCGTGGCCTCACTCACCTCAAAGTTCACGACGAGGGCGGCAACGGTGAACGGCACCGGCTGGGTCTGCCTGACATAGAGATCCACCCCATCGGCCCAATTTGAAGAGGCATATGCCCTCTCGTAGCCGTTGAGTACGGGGGGAGAGGAGTCCATGACATCGGTCAGGGTGCGGCTCACCAGAGGGAACCAGTTGACCCCATCGGTGGAGAGTTCCCCGCCTGTGGACTGGTAGACCTTGAGGTTGATCCTCGGAATCCTCATGCGCCGGCCCTGACTGGTGCCGTCCTGCAAGTTGGTATCGACCCTCTGTGGGACTAGCGTCGAGGTGAAGGGGAGACCCACCAGAACCCGTGAGGCAGGAATCTGTAAGGTGATCTGCCCACCAACTACGGTAGGTTGGGTCACAATCAGCGATCCCACGGCATTGTCTGCCCAGACGGAGACTGCCTTGCCCTCAAGGTGAGAAAGCCCCGTGATCGTGGAGGTGGGGGAACCGAATGTCCGAAGCACCCCGGAGTCCACATACCACCAGTTGTTCTTGTCGGCGGTGTCCAATGCATCACGCATTCCGAGCTTGAGTCGTTCAACATATCGGACGGTAGCCCCTCCAATCGTGCGTCTGACCAGCAACCAAACTTCATCCTCGGCATTGGTGCCGTTGAGCGTGGCAACCGACTCAACCACCCCGTCGGTGATGTGACGGGCGAATCCGACGACTTGCTGTTCCCTTTCATAGGTCATGGAAACCAACTGACCGTCCCCTCTCACGAACCAGAGGATCGCGTCAGGCACCCGCTGATAGGAGGTTTCGACGATCCCCGTCCGGGTCGTATGCTCGGCAAGGGCGGTGATGTCGTTGGAAACCCAATTCTCGCTTGAGAAGGTGTAGTCCATTTCCCGAATCTTACGATTCATCCGCTGGACGTAGAGGAGGGTGTCGTTGACGATTTGCGCCCCAAGGGAGGATGACCCGTAGTGGGACTGCTGGCGGACATTGACATTGGTCGGGGTGATCGGGCGGGTCTGGTCGCTTGATGACATCGACCACTCGTCCAAGGTCGTGCCGATCAGGAGGGCACTCTTGGAAAGGAGCCATTGGATCTGGCCTCCCGTGGTGGAGGCCAGAGTGAAGAACCATGAGTCAGCGTCATAGGCTCCCTGCTTGAAGTTCTGGAAGTCGTTGGAGTAGCTACCCCAGAGCGAGGAGGGGTTGCTGGAGGTGCCGGCAAAGATGATGCGGCTATCGTGGAGGGCGAGTGCGGCGGGGTATCCTTGGACTGCGGAGAAGGCTCCCTCGCGCCATTGGGAGGTGACGCCTGTGCCTCCGAGTGATTTGAGTACCCGTGCCTCGACTTGGGTCGGGCTAGTGTATCCCGTGATCCTGACAAGACCTCGGAGGGTCGGATCAAGCGGGGAAAGCATGATGCGGGGCGTCGTGCTGGTTCCCGTGGCCTTAAAGCCTCGCACTCGCAGTCTAAACAGGGTCTCGACTTGTTCCTCCCCGCTGGAGGTGGTGTTGAAGTCCCCGTTGCTCTTGTAGGTTCTAGCCGTCTTCCAAGTCGTGCCGTTGTCTGTGGATGCCTGCAAGTCAACTTGCGCCGTCCATGTCCCGAAGGTCTGCAACGACCACTTGCCAAGGATTTTAATCGTCGTGCTGGTGGCGTTGGTGGCGTCAATATTCTGACTGATGAAAGTCGTGGAGTTGGGATGGGCAAGTTCCCAATAAGACCCGACATGACCGGCTTGAAAGATATTGCTGGATGCCGTCAGGGTGATGGTTTCACCCACTTGGGCTGCTATCTCAAAGAAAACCGTGCCGCTGGAGTTTGCTGTCGGTGCGGTGGTGACGATAAAGCGGAACTGGTTGGAACTCACCACTTCATCCACGACCCATGTCCCATTGTAGGCTGCTCCAGACGCCCCGGAAACCGTAATCCCTTGACCCTCCGTTAGATTGTGACCGGCCTTTGTTGCGGTGACGGTCGTGGAGGAATAGGCGAATGTGACCCCTAACAGAGTCCCAAAAATGGAAGATGAGGAGGGGTTGATCGTGATGTCCTTGACGTTCTGGTCAAGCATCGGCGCCCAATTATTCGGGATGGAGGGGTCTCCAAAGGGAACCTCGCCAACCGTCCAGTTCGTGTCCGAGAGGCGCGAGAGGCGCTGCGGCGGGTGGGAGGGATGGGTCAGGTAGATCAGGTTGTTGATCTGGCAGACTTGGACGGAGCGAAGGTCTGCTTCCTGGTAGGGGTGGACGGGAGTGACGCCGGTTGCGGCGTTAAGGTAGTTGACTTGGGTTGCCTCGACAGGGGTTCCCCCAGAGGTGATCAGCGCCCCGTTCTTCCAAAAGCGGATGTAACCCACACCCAACTCCATGACAATGTGGTTGGTGTCGGAGATGTCGAGGCCGATAAGCCGGCTGCGGGTTCCCGATAGCTTTGCGGCCCCAAGGTATTCTGTGCCTGCGCGACGATTCGCCGGCCCATAGGGGGTGATGACCATGTTCTCCAGCACCTTGCAGGAGTTGCGGTACTTCTCTAGGTTCGTCCTCGCCTCCAGGTAGGGAGACCACTCACCAGAGTTGAAGGATGAAATTAACTGACTGATCATCAGTAGATGCCGTTGTAGCGTGACTGAACGAGGTCGGAGTTAAGCCACATCGGCTTGCGGCGGGGATAGGAGTCTTGTGCGTCAATCCTCCGGGCTTCCCCGAGCATCTGCTTGAGATCCTGCTCAAGCCTCTGCTTGATGTCCATGCTCCCACCGAGGGGCTTGGCGAGCTTGGCGGCAATGGAAAGCGCCAGCAACTCCACGAACATCGGGTCGAAGAGGTTTGGGTCAACGGCGCTCTTGATGTAGGTGATGGAGGCGCTGCTCTCATCGGTCATCAGCTTGTCACCGATGATGTCGAAATTGCAGTAGGGTTCGTTGGCTTGGAACGAGTTGAGTGTCTGAATCCGGGCGAAATCAGACGGAAGTTGGTAGGAGTATTCCCAATCAAAAGGGGGAGGCGTGGAAAGGCGGGCAAGCTGGGTCATGCCAATCGCCCAATTCCAGTCGTGCATCCGAAGTAGAGAGGCAAGCGTCGGGGCGTAGTGCAGCTTGCAGAACCGAGCCTCAATGCTCGGATCGTCCAGCGACATGATCATCTGGTCGCCTATTTTCGAGAGGGCGAGATTGCAGATGGTCGTGGAATCCATGTCTTTTTAGAGTTGTAAAAGAAAGGGGTGGGACGCCTCGCTGGACGCCCCACCCCCAACTTGTGATTACTTACTTGGTGGTGTCGGCCAGGATGCTCACGACGCCGGTCTCAAGGAGACGGGTCGCGCCGAGAACCGCTGTCGAGCGGATCTGGAGGGCATGGGACTGGGTGGGCAGGATGTCCATGTAGGACTTCTTGCCGCCATCAACCAGCACCGCCGCATTCTTGTGGTAGGCCACGCAAGTGCGGATGTTGGAGGCGGGAACAAGCTGCTCCGAGCGCACGATCTTGAACCCAAGGAACGCATCCACATCACCATCCACAAGGGCGCGGACGGAGTTGTAGAGGTTGTTCGTGACCTCGGTGGTGCCGAGAAGATCGCTGATCTCCTTGGCGCTCACGATGAGGACACGATCCTCTGCGGGGGCTTCGTTGGCATCTAGGATGCGCTTGGCCTCGCGGATCTTTCCGATGGTCAGTCCGCTGTTCGCGGGGGTGCCGCCGGCAGGGACGTAGTTGACCGCAACCGTCTGTCCTGCTGGCAGGGCAACGGTGGTTGTGGTGTTGTTCAGACCGAACCCTGTGGAGGTGTTCGCCGTGTTGGTGATCGTCGCCGAGCCGGTCAGGGCGTCGATGAGGACTTTATCCGCGAGACGACCGTAGGCTGCGGCCTGCGCCTGCATACACTCCGAGGTGGGCAGGACAACGCTTCCGAGGAAGAGGTTGTCAAACTCGCTGAAGCGATTTGCGATGTCGTAGGGGACGGGGTAGGCCCAACGGGTCGGCAGGTCGCTGTTGACTGGACTGGTTGTGGCGTTCCGGGTCGTGACCTGGGACATGGAGGCGAGACCGTACTGGTTGAAGCGGACGGCGGCGCCCTGTGCGGAGACGAACTTGGTCTTCTCCTTGAGGCGTGACTCCATCTGCTGAAGGAGGTGCTGCCAGTTTGTTTCAAATTGCACAACATAATGGTCGGGAATCTGTAGCATAGTGGTGAGTAGTTAGGGGTTTGTTTGTGTTTGGGATGTCTGCCAGATTAGGTTGCCCCAAATAGGATCTAATTTGTCAGGGTTGACCCCCTACACAGGCCCGACTCAACATCTGTTGAACAGGTTATCTCTCGGTGGTCTTATTGGCGATTTAACATTATCGCCTAACATGGTCAACGCGATTGCATTAAAACCTTGCGTTTTTAGAAAGATAGCTCATTATGCAAAGCATGAGCTTCAAGCGAGGAGATGTCCGATCTGACGGTATGGTATTTTGGAGATATATCAGGCACCGCAACAATGCCGAGGCATGGGTAAGCCGAGAACAGTTTGCTAAATACCTAGATAAAAATAAGGCAAGTGTATTAGCTTTTAGAAAAAACAATCCAGAGGCAGACAAGGAATCGCACCGAAAATGGTATTCAAGAAACAGAGAGCATTGTGTTGCCAAAAACAGAGAATGGAGGGAAAGGAATAAAGAAAGGCACCTGGCAAATGCCAAACGATGGATTGGGGAAAACAGGGAAAAACATCGTGATTATGTCAGAAAATGGGACGCTACTCACCCTGATAAAAAAGCCGCAATTAGGTCTTTGCGCAGATCCCGTCAAAAAGCCGCAACACCTGCCCTTGATAACCAGCAAGAAGGCATCATCTCCTGCCTATATCAGACGTCAAAGCGGGTTTCCGACAAGACCGGCATACCTCATGAGGTTGACCATATCATCCCTATTTCTAAAGGCGGACTACACCACCCGTGCAATCTTCAGATTATCCCGCAAAGCGTGAACCGCAGGAAGTGGGCTAAAGTTTATTTCGCACAAAAAGATTGCGATTTCTGAAATGATTTGTAGAGTCTAACCGCAGTCCAATGTTCCAAGGTAGGCGAGACGGTCTCCAAAACCATCTGGCTCCGTTCGATTCGGAGGGGCTGTGCCAATTTAGTAGACATGGGGGGCTTCCCGCAGACCAGCTATCTCACCCCATGTGTTCTTTTATTTCGGTGAAAACTTCGGGGGAATCTTCGGTGAACCCCTGCTTCGTGGAGTGGCCGTTAAACGTCACAAAGCGGACGCATAAATCGGGGGAGGCAATGAGGGGTGTTCCGGGGGTATCCCAGAGCATAGCGACCTGATCCTCTTCCGACTTCAATCTCCGATTCGTCTAGTGGAAAGATCCCTGGGTTGTCAGGGAGACGAGGTGTTCGATTCCCTCATCGGATGATTGTTGATCTTCAGCGCATCGGATCTAAACACTCAAGGCGCCCGCCAATCTTTAGCAACTCTGTTATCTGTTAAAGAAACGAGGCCGTTCTTTTAACAACAAAAAACCCCCACCGAGTTTCCCCGGTGAGGGCTTTCCATGAACCACCAAGCTAAAGACTAGAAGGGAATGTCATCCTCCCTGTCAGGGGCGTATCCGTTGGACTTGGCCTTGTTGTGTGCCACCACGGCAGGGGATGGGGGATAGTCGTTCCTCTTTGGCGAGTTGGCATAGCCTCCAGCCGGCTTGTCGGTGATGCTGATGGTCAGCATCTCCTTGCCTGATTTGGACATCTTCTCCCATGCGGCGATCTGGTACTCGATTCCTCCAAGGGTCATCTTGCCTGACCACTTGGGGGCTTTCGGGTTCTCGCTTCCCTTGAGGAAGAGGACGCCCTTGCGCTCGTTGTCGTATTGATTATCCATTTTTCAAGAGGTCAGAGACCAGATCAGCGGTTGTCTTGTCCCCGGAGGCATACTTGCCATGCAGGGGGTTGGAAGGGTTGGTCATGATGTCCATTGCACGGGCCTTGCCTGCCATCATGGTTCCTGCGGTGTCCGAGTTCACAATCTTGTCATCAGACATCATCCGTGCCAGCCGGTTGAATGCCAGCACCACCGAGGGATCAGAGAACCCCTTGGAGTTGACATCCACGCCGGCGACTTGCGCGGCTCGACGGGCAACCGATAGCTCCACATCGTACTTGTCTCCCCATGCTTCAGCGAGAGCCTTGCGGCCTGCTTCCATCTCGGATTTCTGCTGGGAGGCTGCGGCTTCCGCCCTCTGTGACTCAAGCGCCGCATAGCGACCCATGAGGGCGTCCATCTGCTTGGGGGTGATCCCGTTCTGGTGGGCAAGGGTGTTGAACTCCTTCGCCATGTTCTCATCCCACTCAAAGCCGGCAGGGAGATCCTTCGGCCTCAACTGGTAGGCATCGGGTGATTCGGGAACACCGAGCTTCTTGAGGAATGCGGCTTTCTCTTCGGGAGTGGCCTTCTCGTCAGGCACAAGGACGGCATCGGCCTTCTTGCCGAGCATCTTCTGCTGCGAAACAAGGGTCTTCAAAGCCCCGTCGATGTCCTTGAATTGACCCAAGATTTGCTTGTGTTCGGCTAGTTCCTTGGGGAGACGGTCAAGCCACCCCTCGGAAAACTCACCCTTGTCGTTGACCCAGGGTGAGGAGGCGGGGGCGGGTTCCGCCGGCTTCGTGCTGGAGAGGAGGTTCTCGCCGACGGGCGAGGGGGTGCTGGGTGGAGGGGTGGATGCCTGCTGACTCAAGAGGGCGTTTCCGTCCACAGGGTCTGCGGCAATGGCGTCTGATGTGATCATTCGGTGTCGATTTGGTGTGTTGTTGGGTATTCTTTCGGGATGCGTTCGGAATATCTTTCAATGAACTCCTCGCGGGAGTGGGTCTGCTTGAACCAGAGGATGTATTCGGGGGTGAGGTCTCCCAAGAAGGGGGACATCGCCG